AATAGGAAAAACAATACCTTCTACAGATAAGATTCCTGGTAATATTTCAATAGTTAGAAGAGGAGATTAATATGTGGTTTAGTGCACTTAAACTTGGATTAAACGCGGCAACGCACATTTACAAGAAAAAACAAGAAACAAAGATGCGTATGGCTGATGCTCAATGCATGCACGCAGAAAAAATGGCCCGAGGTGAGGAATCTTACCAAGGAAAATTGCTAGAAGCTAGACAATCAGATTGGAAGGACGAGTTTGTTTTGGTGGTGCTCACGTTGCCCATTTTGGTGATTGCGTGGGGGGTCTTCTCGGACGATCCGGGCGCAGCAGATAAGATAAAAGAGTTCTTTGAGCAGTTTCAACAACTGCCGGCCTGGTTTACAAATTTATGGATTCTTGTCGTGGCGAGTATTTATGGTATAAAGGGAACGCAAATATTTAAAAATGGAGGAAAAAAATAATGGCAAATAGACTATACAACAAACAAGTATCACCTAAAGGATATAAAATGGGTGGACGTGTTAAAAAAATGGGTGGCGGAATGATGAAAAGAAAACCTATGATGAAGGGATCTAAACCTGATTTTTTAGATTTAGATAAAGACAAAAATAAAACTGAGTCCATGAAATCTGCAGCAGCATCAGCTAAAAAAATGATGAAAGGTGGCAGAGTAAAAAAAATGGGCGGAGGTATGTCTAAATTAAATCCTGGTCTTAGAAAATTTATGATGTCTAAGAAAAAAGGCAAGTAATGGCTGGTAGAGGTTTATACGCAAACATTGCAGCTAAAAAAGCTAGAATAAAAGCTGGTTCAGGTGAGACAATGAGAAAAAAAGGTTCTAAGGGTTCGCCAACTGCAGCTAATTTTAGAAGAGCTGCACAAACAGCGAGGAAAAGATAAATGACTAAATTATGTCCAAGAGGTAAAGCAGCAGCAAAGCGAAAATTTAAAGTATATCCGTCTGCATACGCAAATGCATATGCTTCTAAAATTTGTGCTGGTAAAATAAAAGATCCATCTGGTGTAAAAAGAAAAGATTTTAGAGGCCCTAAAAAAGCTGAAGGTGGTAGAATTTATAAAGCAGGCGGTGGACTTATGGAAGCTACACAAAAACTAAAACGACAAGGTTTAGGTATGGGTGGTAAAGCTTGCGTGCAAATAAAAGGATTTGGTAAAGCACGAAGACCAAATAGATAACATGGCTAAGAACGGTTTAGATAAATGGTTCAAACAAAAATGGGTAGATATTGGAAGCAAGCGAAAGGATGGTTCGTTCGCAAAATGTGGCCGTTCAAAACAAAAAGCAGATGCGAAGAGAAAGTATCCGAAATGCGTTCCACTTGCAAAAGCCACACGGATGACCGACTCGCAAAGGGCGAGTGCTGTCAAACGAAAAAGAGCAGCGGGTAATACAGGACCAAAACCAACAAATGTAAAAACTTTTACTAAAAGAACTAAAGCTGCAGAAGGTTATGCATCAGGTTACATAGGTAAAAGTATAAAAAGTGATTATGGTGGAGTTACTTTATCTAACCCATCTTATCTTAAATATTATAAAGGCATGATCTAATGAGAGCGTATTACTCAAAAGGTACTATGCCAGCGAGAAATAAAAAAAATTTTAGACCCACTAAAAAAGGGGCTGGAATGACAGAGGCTGGAGTTAAAGCTTATAGAAGACTTAACCCAGGTTCTAAATTAAAAACAGCCGTGACTGGAAAAGTGAAACCAGGATCAAAAGCTGCTAAACGTAGGAAATCATACTGCGCAAGATCACTAGGTCAGCTCAAAAGAGCTTCAGCAAAAACTCGTAACGATCCGAACTCAAGAATCCGTCAGGCTAGAAGGAGATGGAAGTGTTAAAAAAACAAAAAATAAAAAAAGTAATGAAAGGTTTGCAGAAAGCATCTAAGACACATGCTGCTCAAGCTAAAACACTAAAAGGAGTTATCAATGGCGGATCCAAAAAAAGGAACGGGAACAAAGCCTAAAGGCTCAGATAGAAGACTGTACACTGATGAAAACCCGAGGGATACAGTCAAGATTAAATTTGCAACACCAGCAGATGCAAATGCAACTGTTGCAAAAGTTAAACGTATAAACAAACCGTTTGCACGTAAGATACAAATACTAACAGTAATGGAACAACGAGCTAAAGTTATGGGTAAAAACCAAGTTGTTAACATTGCAAAGAAAGGAAAGGAAGCAATAAGAAAAAATGAAAAGAGCAATACTTGAGGCACTTCGTGCAAGATACGATGCTGATATTTTAGAGGCAGATACTACTATTAATATTTATTTAAATAATAGTGTTGGAATTGGAGAACATCCTCAACACATAGAAGAAGTTAATAAGTTAGTAGAAAAAATAGCAACTGCTAAAGAAAAACTAATAATACTAGATGAGTTTGAACCAGCGAAAGGAAAAACATTATAATGGAAGATGGATTAGTAATTGTAGCAAAAATACAAAAGTTAATGAAAGATAATTTACAAAAAGTAGGTGACATTCTAATTAGTGGAGGTATTGACAACATGGAAAAATATCAGTATATGTTAGGGCAAGCTAGAACGTATCAATTAATGTTACAGGAACTCTCTAACCTGCTAGAAAACAAGGAGCAAAAAGATGAAAAAGGAACAGTTATCGACCTCAACACAAGAGGTACCAAAACATAAACCAGCTTTATTAAATAAAATAGAAGCTGAAAAAAAACCAGAAGTAGACTTATCAAAAAAAGAAGAATCTAAATTACCAGAACCTACTGGGTGGAGACTTTTAGTTTTACCTTTTAAGATGAAAGAAAGAACTAAAGGTGGACTTTACCTAGGGCAAGAAACATTAGAAAGACAACAAGTTGGATCTAATTGTGGTATGGTTTTAAAAATGGGTTCTCATTGTTACGATAAAGAAAGATATCCAGAGGGACCTTGGTGTAAAAAAGGCGATTGGATTATCTTTGCAAGATACGCTGGATCAAGAATACAGATCGATGGTGGGGAAGTAAGATTGCTAAATGACGATGAAGTATTAGCAACCATCGAAAACCCTGAAGATATATTTCATCAATATTAAACATAGAAGGAGAAAACTATGCCAGAAGAAGAAAAACAAAAACAAGAAGAAATGGTAGATATAGATACTTCAGGACCTGAAGTAGAAGTTCAACTACCTGAAGATAAACGAACCTATGAAAAAGAAAAAGATCATGGGACGGATATGTCTTACGAAAATGAAAGAGAAACAAAAGTAGAAGAAAACGAACCAAAGGAAGAAGTAAAAGTTGAAGAAAAAAAAGAAGAGAAAAAAGAAACAGAAGACAAGAAACAAGAATTAGAAGAATATAGTGAAGGTGTTCAAAAAAGAATTGCAAAGCTAACTAAGAAATGGAGAGAGGCTGAAAGACAAAAAGAAGCCGCTCTTGATTACGCCAAAGGTGTAAAAGCAGAACAAGAAAGTTTGAAAACTAAACTATCAACAATAGAACCTAATTATGTAAATGCAATGGAGGGCAGAGTTACATCTGGTCTACAAGCTGCTCAAGCAACATTATTAAAAGCTAGAGAGGCTGGAGATATTGCTGCTGAAGTTGAAGCACAAAAAATGATAGCTAGATTAGGTGTTGAAGAAGCAAGAGTTGCTAATTTAAAAAAACAAAGTGAAAATAAAGTTGAAGACAAAAAACCTACGACTTTAGATCAAGCTATAGCGGCTCCCTCATCGTCTCCACCAGATCCAAAAGCTGAAGCATGGGCTGAAAAGAACCCATGGTTTGGAACAGATAACGCTATGACCTACACTGCTTTTGATTTACATAAAAAACTAACCGAGGAAGAAGGGTTTGATGCTCAAACAGATGAATATTATGCTGAAATAGATAAACGTATGAGACTTGACTTCCCGCATAAATTTGGTACAAGTGAACCAACGGAAACGACTAAACCAACACAAACAGTAGCTTCAGCAAAGCGAAGTGTAAATACAAGTCGCAAAACAGTGAGACTCACGCCGTCTCAAGTAACAATTGCTAAAAAATTAGGTGTGCCACTAGAACTTTATGCGAAACAATTAAATATCACGAAGGAGAGATAAGCATATGACTGATAAAAAAATAAACTCCCGTGCGAGTCAAACAAAAGTTAAACAACAGAAAAAAGTTTGGACTCCACCATCATCTTTAGATGCACCACCTGCACCGGACGGTTTTAAACATAGGTGGATAAGAGCTGAATCGATGGGTTTTGATGACTCATCAAATATGTCAGCCAAGTTGAGATCAGGATTTGAATTAGTAAGATCTGATGAATATTCTGATGTAGACTATCCAACTGTTCAAGACGGTAAATACAAGGGGGTGATCGGAGTTGGCGGCCTTGTGCTGGCAAGGATACCAGATGAAATCGTTGAAGCGCGCAAAGAGTATTTTGAACAACAAACTCAAGACCGAAACGACGCGATTGATAATGATTTAATGAAGGAACAGCATCCAAGTATGCCGATCAATAATGATCGACAGACTCGTGTAACCTTCGGTGGTACCAAGAAAAGTTAATTTTTTAACAATTCTTAGCCAACGAATAAATTAAACCGTACTGGAGGCCCGCAAGGGCAGGTACATAAGGAGAAAAAAAATGGCTAATAAAGACGCGGCGTTCGGTTTTAAACCTACAAGACATCTTACAGGTGGAAAAATCAGAACAGAAGAGTACGCTATAGCAGCAAACCACGGAACATCAATTTTCAATGGTCAAGTGGTTGAAGCAGTAGCGGCAGGTGGCATAGAGCAAGCAGCAGCTGGAGACGTTCAATCAATTGGAGTTTTCGGTGGTTGTTTCTTTACTGACCCATCAACAAGTAAACCGACATTTAAAGCTTTCTATCCTGCAAGCACAAACGCTTCAGACATAGTAGCTTCAGTGTTCGTGGATCCTTATATCGTTTATGAAGCACAACATAATGGCACTGGAACAGCAGCAATGAACAATGCTAGGATGGATTTTACTGGAACGAGTGGAAGCACTCTTTCAGGACAATCAACTTCAGAAATTGACACATCTAGTGTAAGTACATCAGATGGTGGCTTCAAACAAATCGGTATATCAAAAGATCCGGAAAATAGTGATACAAGTTCAGCAAATGCGAATGCATACGTTGTATTCAACACAGGTGAGCATGTATTTAAATTAATAACAGGCGTATAATAGAATAGGAGATTAAATTATGGCTATATCACGATCACAACTAGTTAAAGAACTAGAGCCAGGTTTGAATGCACTATTCGGCCTGGAATACCAAAACTATGCAGACGAGCATACTCAGATTTTCGATATCGAAAATTCTGATAGAGCTTTTGAAGAAGAAGTGATGTTATCTGGTTTCGCAAATGCTTCAGTTAAACCTGAAGGATCAAGTGTAAACTTTGATACAGCACAAGAAACTTTCACTGCTAGATACACACACGAGACACTTGCTTTAGCATTCTCAATTACTGAAGAAGCGATTGAGGATAACTTGTATGATAGACTTGCGTCTAGATATACAAAAGCATTAGCTAGATCTATGGCTAATTCTAAGCAAGTCAAAGCGGCTAACGTATTAAACAATGCGTTTAGTTCGTCTTTCACAGGTGGAGATGGTAAGGAGCTTTGCGCTACTGACCACCCAATCGTTGCTGGAACATTCAGAAATGAATTGTCAACTGCAGCTGACTTAAACGAAACTTCGTTAGAGCAGTCGTTAATTGACATCGCAGCACTCACTGATGAAAGAGGTCTAAAAATTGCAGCTAAAGGAGTTAAAATGATAATTCCTTCTGCTCTGCAATTTACTGCTGAAAGACTTATGAAGTCTCAAGGTAGAACAGCTACTGCAGATAATGATATTAACGCAGTTGGCAGCATGGGTATGATTCCACAGGGATACACTGT